TAACTGATTACAAAACTGCTTTATAAATAAATAATTCATTGTTATTTATTTATTTTTCATAGGGTCATACCATTTTGAAACTTTTTAATTGCGTAAATAAAAGATAATCCTTCCAAATTTTGCACTCTACTTTTAAGAGTCTCTGGGGTATCGTCTTCTTTCACTTCACATCTTTCTTGATAAAAAATTGGTCCTCCATCAACATCTTCTGTTACAAAATGAATTGTGCATCCACTATAACTTTTTCCCGATTCAATGACAGATTTATGAACTTCTAGATCCATTCCTTTTGCAAATTCAGGTAATAAAGATGGATGAACATTCATACATTGATTATTCCATGTTTCACAAAATTCTTTTGAAACAATACGCATATATCCAATCATTAATACTAATTCAACATTATGTGCTTGTAGAATACTGGTTATCTCTGAATCATATTCCTGTCTATTTTTATTTTTACTATTTACATAATTAGTATTTATATTATGATTCAGTGCTCTTTTCAGAATTCCGGAATCTTTTTTATTAGATATTACTGTTACTATTTCTGCATTTAATTCTTTTTTTTCTATTGCATCAATAATAGGCTGCAAACTAGTTCCATTGGTTGAACCTAATATACCTATTTTTATCCTTTTATTCATATTAATTCAATTTCTTATTTTTTATTACTTTTTCTTTTAGATTTCTTATTTTTCTTTTTTGTTTGCTTCTTTTTATTTTTCTTTGTTTTTCTATTTCTTTTTTTTGTTTTTCCACCTTTTTTTATTCCAAATAAATTACCTTTGGGTTGGGGAGAATAATACGATTCATCACCGTATTCAATTTTTGGAATTTTTAGAGGTGATTCATAATTGTATTCTCTTTCTATTCCAGAGGACTCTTTATATTCATTATCATCATCTATAACCATTGGATTAAAATTTAAAGAAGGAACTTCAAATGAAGAGCGTTTTGATGCTTTATTCCTATTCTTTAATCCTTTTAATCCTTCTGCTCTTTGCTTCTTTCGTAATACTGAATCTTCTATCCATGCATTAGTAATTGGTTCATCATCTTTACCAATTAATTTTTCGCCATTTTCATCTGTTATGTTATCTACATTTATATGTTCTATTAATATTAATTTTTCGTGTCCATTATTTAACCCAACTTCTGCATGAAATTCACCACCACTATCATCTTTCATTTTATTCATTGCATATCCATCATATCCAAGACTACATATATATTTACATACATCATAATCATTGTCTGCAATTGAAACACGCTGCTTGTTACCTTCATCATCATATCTAATAAATTTATTAAATTTAGTTTTCATCTCTTCATCTTCATCTAATCCTATAAAAAAAGGGTGTGTTTTATTAATTTTATCAATTGCAAGTAAATTGAGGTCACGATTTAAACGATATTTGCTAGGATAACCATATTGAAACACATTAGGTAAATCTAATGCATACCATTGAATGCCTATTAAATCTTCTAATGGAAGACCTCGTTTTTCACTTCCACGATATAAAAAATTTCCAGATGTTAATATATATACAGGATTATCTTGTTCGTCATAAATAGGTGTTGGTAAATCTGTAACTGGAAAATCTTCTGGATATTTTTTAACTTCTTGATTATCATCTATTTTTTCTTTTGAAGCACTAGGTGATCTATAAGGTGAACCAAAATTCATATATATTAATCACTTGAAAATAATCTTCGTAAATTAATGGCTTCAATATTATATTCTTGTCTTTCAAAAATCTTTTTTATCATATTATTATCTCTAAATCTTACAGTATATTGCTGTTGAATATTATTTCGTCCAATTCTTCCCATTGCCTGAATAATCTTTTGTTGTGTCAAATTTCCAAGGTCCTTACCAATAAACCCGTGACAAAATTGATAATTGGTTCCATAAATATAATCTGAAGAGGCTATAATAATAAATAATCGTTGTTCTTCTGCAAGTTGTTTGATAATCTCTACATAATCTTTATTGTTATGCAATGAAAACAAACCAATTCCTAGTAACAATAACACTTTACAGTAATTTTCAACAGGAAGAGCCATAATTTTCTTTGTCATTTCTTCGCCTATGCTAGAAACATATGCATTTTCATATACATCGCCTGTCGGCGTCCAATACTTTTGATGAGATACACTATTTGGACTATAACGAGACTCTAATGAAACATAATAGATCTTTTTTCTTAATTTATCAATTTGTGATTGAATTTTATAAGCCTCATTTGACATTTTTGAACTTTCCTTGCTATCTTTCTTCTTAGAACTATCATCATCTTGTCCTTCATTTTTTTCAAGGAAACAACTAGACTTTTCCAATTTTTCTATTTCCTTTACTAACTCATTATTATGAGCTATTTTTAAAAGAATATTTTCAAAAATCTCTTTTGGAATATTTGTATTTTGAATATAAAAGTTGCCTATTTTCTCAACATCATCAGCTAGAAAGATGGTAGGACCATCAGTTAAAGTATAAGCATCAGATGTTGTTAGTGAAATTCCAGTTGAATTATGATTTTTATTTGGAACATTTCCATATGTATAAGTAGCCATACGAGAAAGGGGTTGTCCTTCTTTACTTTTTTGAGAATCCAAACTCTTTGTTCTTTGCAATTCTTGATTTTCTATACCAAATTTCTTTGTCTTCTTAGTATTAAAATATTTGTATATTGTTTCATATTTTTCAGGAAGAATATGCTTTAATAATTCAATATAATATTCTTTCACATTATTCATGGTGACATTTAAAACATTATTTTCAAAATAATCTGTTATACTATATCCCTCTTGAATACATTCTCCATGATTAACAAATTCAATAAAATCTACTATTTCTTGCAAATCCATATATCTCATAATTGTTTTATTGTTTTGAATATAATTGGCTGTTTCAATAATTTCATTATAAGTTGAATATAAATAATGAGGAAGACTATTATAACCATCTTTATCTAGTATAGATATACTCTTTTTACAATCATAACTTGATACAGAATACATTTCACCTGTATTTTCATAATCTATAAACTTATTACGAAAATCTTGCTCTATCTGAATCAATTCATCACGCTCTGGTAATGTTGCACAAGACAAAACAACAGTAGGTATTAAATTTTGTTTCCAATTGTTCTTAATTACACTATGAAGTTCATGGTTTTCATAATCTAGAGTAATTGTTGGCTCATCCCAAAATGTCACAATCTTGTCAGCTGAATTAAATGCTAACATATAATGCATACAAGTTACATACGATTGCACATCACATATCATTATTTCAACATTATCACCTACACTGTTATTTACCTTGAAAATTCCACCTGAATGCCAATCTTTTTTATAATCCTTAGCTGCGAAATAATGTAATCTAATATCTGATGCTGTCTGACAACCAAAACCAAACGCTATTTTTTTACCAACAGAAATCGCTGATTTTGCAAGTGCTAATCCAATATGTCTAGCAACACATACGAAAATCACTCTATATTTCTCTGATATACCTATAGGAGTTAATGTTTTTCCTGTGCCTGTAGGAGCCGTATATAGTATTAATCTAGGTTGAACCATATCTCCTTTTAGCATTTGAAACAGTTGCTTTTGATGAGTAAATAATTGGTTATCTTCATACTTTAGCAAATCTGTATTATTTTCAATTAATTCATATGCATGTTTTACAATGTCTGTTATAGCCACTTTCTCTTTTATAAAATCAATAACCTCATTGCAAAAAGACAATACATATCTATTAATATCTTTTATATTTTTTTGTAGCAAATTAATCAATGTATAATAATGAAATATATATTTTCGATTTTTTTTATGATGATACCTCAAAATATTACACGACAATTCTATCAAGAAATACTCAAAAATTTTATCCTTATTACCATCTATTGATGTTTGAAAATTTTGAATACGAATACTATCACTACTTTTTAAACTTTTCAACTCTTTTCCTTGATGTAACGATGTCTCTAACAACCCTTGTAATTTTTCTGTGCTACCATATTTTTTTATATATTTTTTAACAATATCATGAAAATAATTATTATACAAATAATACTCCATTTCTTCCGATTTTTCTGTTTTTATAAATTGAAATAATGATACATTTTTATTTTCACAAATATTTGGGTTATGAAAGCCATTTACAATTAAGTTCAATATATACTTTTCAGAATCTGATACGGGTTTTTCTAACCCGTCCCACTCGTGTTTTGATAACTTATTTTGAGAAAAATCCATATTGAATACTTTAATACTTATAAATAATAAAATAATTTTAATCAATTTTTCGGTATAACTTATTTAAATGTTTCTTCTTATTTATTAACTAATGTTTTCAAATTTATTTCAAACCAATTATCAATATATTGGTTTTGAAGATATACTAATTGCTATAAAAGAAGACCATAAACATATTATATTAAACACATTATCACATGATGAACAAAATGTATTAATCAAAAATACGATTTTATCAACAGAAGAAGAAAATATAATTAATTCTCTTATTGATAAAAATGAACATATTTTGAAAACTATAATTATTTATGGAAAACATAATTGTGATAATGAAACTGAAAATAAATATAAAAAATTAAAGAATTGTGGCTTTACTAACATAAATATATACAAAGGAGGTCTATTTGAATGGCTACTTTTACAAGAAGTTTATGGGTTTAGTAATTTCCCTACTTCGTCCAGAGATATTGACATTTTAAAATACAGACCTCCAAAAGTTTTTGGTAATAATCTACTGACTTACTAATTTCGTATATTTTTTTTATAATTTTTAACAAAAATATATATAGAAATGAGTTATATTTTGTATTTAGCATATTTTATTATAGTATGCTTGATTATTTATTATTTATATTTTCATACAGAAATTTTTATTCAAAATATACCAAAAATTATTATTCAAACATGGAAAACAGATACTATTCCAGATAAATATACCACTTACGTGAAAACATTAAAAGAATTACATCCCGATTATCAATACATATTTTTTACTGATGAAGAAATTGAACACTTTTTAAAAAATAATTATCCACAATATTACGAAACCTATAAAAAACTTCCTATTAAAATACAGAAAATAGATTTTTTTAGATATATTGCTATTTATCACTATGGAGGATTTTACTTAGACCTTGATATGAAATGTCAAGAAAAATTTGATAAATTATTACAACATTACTGTGTATTTCCTGTTGATGATTATATAAAACATAGAGAACATATGCATAGATATAAACATTTTTACGATAATAATCAA